ACTATCTAATATATTTGGCATATTCTGTAATAATACAGTTGTCATTTCAATTGAAAATTTATGCATTAGAGCAGCCAACTCATTACTCATAACTTCAGCATGATCCATATCATTACCTTGGATTGCCTGTGTGATTACATGACCTACGATTGCCGTAGTCTTCTCATCTGATACAGCATGATTTTTATGAAGCAATATTATCACCAATGCCATGATTGATATCATTAAATATTCTTTAAACTTTTTCATTAGTGTATCCCCTTATCATTATAACTTAATACTTTTGATTTCGTCAACTTAGGATTGAAGTCTTTTCTCATAGATTGTCTGTCATATTGTTGACCGTAATCTGTCCACATCTTCTTATCATCTGCCTCAGCAACATCACCGAACACATCTTTGTAAGATTGATAGTACTGTTTCTGATCTATAAGTTCAACTCTACTCACATTAACATAGTTAGCAGCAGTTTCTTTGTAATTCCAATCTAAAAACTTAACTATTTTTAGTTTAGTCTTATCATTGAATTTAGATTTATATTTAGCAGGTACATTTCTGTAAACTGTTTCGTATGAATAAAAGAATTCTCCTTGATGTTCAGGATCCATATACTCTCTTAAATAACATACATTAAAGGTCTTTGATTGTTTTTTCATAGTGTTTTTTTTCATAATATAGATATACTATATCAGAATAACGGTATAAAGTCAAGCACTAAAAAAGCGTGTAAAATGGGGGGTTTTGGGTGATTATGTTCTCTTTTTGTTCTTTCTGCCTCGCATATAGTAATTACCAGGTTCGTAATTCCAACGCATACCATGATGGCCTCGTATGTCAGCCCAGAACATTCTTAATCGTACAATAAATTTTCTTATCGGCAAAGCCATTATTTAATCTTTATGTTGTGAAGTTTGAGATATCAAATCAAATTTCGGTTCGTATTATTTCTATTTAGACAAATTCTTTTTTTAACATTTTTTTCAAAGATTCTCTTAAAATTTTAGAACCTCCGATACGAACATTTATGATACCATTATAGTAATCGTCAACTTCAAGTACTTTTCTTTCAAACTGTTCTCTTGCTTCTAGGTAACTTGCTACACCTCTACTAGGACAGTAATATAGTATCTGTCTAGTAAATTTATCTTCGCCATGCTTTTCTACATCAGCGATCAATTTTTCTGATGATCCCCAATAGGTCTTCCAGTCACTTTCCTTTGTGCCTCTTCTTTTATTTTTTCGACCTTTGAGTGGTTTCTTTGTGGTTTTGAATTTTGCTAACTTCTTACCTACATACATCATGCCATTCATAGTATTTGTTATCAAATATACAAACGCCTCACAATCTTTAGGGAGTTCTTCTACGATTTGGCCTTTATATGACCAGTACCAATTGTATTGTCTAGTTCCAGTCTTCATATCTGTCTTCCACATGAGTAATCTCATCATCTATTTCTTTTTCTTCACCACAGAAAGGACAAAATCTTTCTGTAAAATCTTCTTCAGGAAGATCATGTTTTATATCGTATAAAGCACCACAGTTAGCACAAGTTGTTTTTTCGTTTTCTATATCCATTACAGTTTAAATCCTTTAAAGCTATCTTTTTCAACATCTTGTTTTATACCCCCTACAACATAACTTTCGATTTCTGTTTCTTGAGGAGCATTCTGTAATCCACGACTATTCAACCAGTGAGTAGTCCATGGTAAAGGATTGTTTGTAGATGATACATCATACACACCTTTTAATCCAATGGCTTTCATTCTTTTGTTTGCCATAAATTCAACATATTGATTCAATAGTTTATCATTTAAACCTATCATTGAACCTTTATCAAATAAATATTTTGCCCAATCTTTCTCTTGTTGGACTGCTTCATCATACATTTTGTAAACTTCTTCTTCATTCTCTTTGATAATCTTTAACATTTCTTTATCGCCTTCTTTATTACGATAATTGTTAATCATATTTTGAGATACTGCAAGGTGTAAGTTTTCATCCCTTGCAATTAATGATATAATCTTAGCACTACCTTCCATAAGTTTAAGTTCACCAAAAGCAAATGAACAAGCAAATGATACATAGAATCTAATACCTTCTAGTATATTTACATTAATGATTGTAAGATATAATAATCTTTTGAGTTCTTTAATATCACCTTTGCCTGCTAGATAATACAAACTAGCATACTTAATAAACTTATCGTAAGCGTCTGTAACCGTCTTTGCTCTTGCCATAATCTCTGGTGTATCAATAATAGTATCTAATACTTCTGTTGGATCAGAATATACATTTTTCATAATGTAAGTATATGATCTACTATGTATTGTTTCGCTGAAGTCCCATGCAACTAACATAGATTCTAATTCAGGTAAACTACAATAAGGTAAAAATGCTAGACATGGACCACGACCTTGTACACTATCTAATAGTGTTTGATACTTTAAATTAGATGTAAAGATATGTTTTTGTTCAACACCTAAAGATTGATAATCGTTTCTATCTTTTTGTAAAGACACTTCTTCAGGTCTCCAGAAAAAACCTAACTGTTGTTGATTCAACTTTTCGAATATAGGATACTTTTGTTGATCATACCTTTGTGTATTTGGTTCTTCACCAAAGAACATAGGTTGTTTCATCCAGTCAACTTTTTTTGTATTAAATGTTTTCATCTATTGGTTCTAATTCCTGTTGTAGTTTTTCTGATTCTGTTTTTTTTCTTTGATCTCTTTGTCTAAATGCTTCTTTCATTGATTCATCTAGTTCTTTTTGTTCTCTAGTCGTTTCTTCTAAAAAGTCTTTAATTGGTTTTGATAAACTTTCTACTTTAATTCTTTCACCTATAACAATATCTTTAGATTGTACAGGCTTCGCAATCTTCTTCATCTTCTTTTGTTTCCTTTGGTGTTTCTTCAACACCATCATGCCAACCAACAGGATGTACAGGTTCATCTACATCTGATTTTGCGTCATATGTATTCTGATAATATGCTGTTTTCCATCCTAGTTTATATGTTGTCAATAAGTCTTGTGCCATAGTCGATAGAGGCACTTCACCATCTTTATAGTTCTCTGGATTATAACTCCAGTTACCACTAATCGCCTGGTCAAAATACTTTTGCATAACGGCAATAATGTTAATGTAACCTTCGTTACCTTTCATATCCCACAATAATGTATAAAAATTTTTAAGTCTATTATAGTCAGGTACTATTTGTTTTAAAGGACCTTTTTTAGACTTCTTAACTGATAAGTAATCTCTTGGTGGTTCAACACCATTTGTAGCGTTAGATACAACAGAAGAAGATTCACTTGGCATTTGTGCCGATAAAGTTGAGTGTCTTAATCCGTGTTCTTTAATTTCTTTTCTTAACCACTCCCAATCGTAAGAGTATTCTCTACTTACGATTTCATCTAATTCTTTTTTATAGGTATCTATTGGTAGTATACCTTCGCTGTATTTAGTCTTTTCGAACCATAGACATCTAGTTTTTTCTTTTGCAAGATTATTACTTGCTTTTAATAGATAGAATTGAAATGCTTCTGTGACTTTATCAACAATCTTTAAGGCTTTCTTATCTTCATAACTTACTTGATTCTTAGCAAGATAATGTGCAAGACCTATATAACCAATACCTAATGATCTTCTTGCCTGTGTTGATATCTTTGCTGCCTCAACTGGATATTCTTGATAGTCTATAATTTCGTCTAGTGCTCTAACTGATAAATCGCATAGTTCTTCCAATTCGTTCATATCTGTCAGCAGACCGAGATTGATGGCAGATAGAATACATAGGGCGATTTCACCTTCTTTGTCGTCTATGTGTTGTATAGGTGTCGTAGGTAGTGTAATTTCTTGACATAGATTACTCATATAGACTTTATCTTTAAAAGAGCTGTGTGTATTACAATGATCTAAATTCATAATATAGATACGACCAGTTTCTGCTCTTTCTTTTAATAATGCCTGAAATAACTCTTGAGCACCTATTGTAGATTTAGGTATAGATTTATCTTTTTCATATTTTAAATACAGACTATCAAACTCAGGCATACCAAATGCTTCGTATAAACCAGGTACATGATTAGGTGAGAATAATGTTATATCAGCATTCTTAATAAATCTTTCATAGAATAGTTTACTAATTTGTATGGAGTAATCTAACTTTCTAACTCTATTATCTTCTGTACCTTTATTGTTTTTTAATACAAGTATGTCTTCAATCTCTTGGTGCCATATAGGAAAGTGTACAGTTGCACTACCGCCTCTTACACCATTTTGTGTACAACATCTTACAGTTGCCTCAAACTTTTTAAGAAAAGGAATAACACCTGTGTGTTGTACCTCACCACCTCTAATTCTACTATTGATACCTCTTATTCTACCTGCGTTGATACCGATACCTGCTCTCTGAGCAACATATCTACCGATGGCCATATCACTTGAAAAGATACTTGGTAATGTATCATCACTATCAACTAGAACACAACTAGCAAATTGTCTAATCGGTGTTCTCACACCTGCCATGACAGGAGTAGGAATGTTTATCTTAAACTTACTGATTGCGTCATAATATTTTTTTACATAAGTTAATCTTGTTTCTTTTGAATACTGAGCAAATAAAGTAGCCGCAATCATCATGTACATAAACTGTGGTGTTTCAAATATATCTCCTGTACTTCTATCTTGTACAAGATACTTATCCATAACTTGTCTTAAACCTGCATAGGTAAATTTGTAATCTCTTTCATGTACAATCCACATACCCATTCTGTCTATTTCAGATTCAGTATATTGTACTAATATGTCTTTATCATATACACCTTGTTTGATACAAGTTTTAATCTGATCTATAAACTTAGGATGTTCCCATAGTCTATGATATAGTTTTTTTCTTAAAGAGAATAATAATAATCTAGCTGCAACATACTGATAGTTAGGATTGTCTAAACTAATTAAATCATTAGCAGACTTAATTAAAATTTGTTGAATATCATCTGTGTCAATACCGTCATAAAATTGTATACCACTATTCATCTCTACATGAGAAGCACTAACACCTGTAATGTCTTGGGTTGCATAACCAACCATTGAGTGAATTTTGTCTATGTTAAGAGGTTCTTTACCACGACCGTTTCGCTTGAGTACATTAATTTCTCCAGTTGTCATTTATATCCTTTTCCAGTTGTTGATTTCTTGTAGTGCTGTTAGTCCGCAATGAGTGTTATTACTTATAAGACTTTGTATTTCAGAAGAGGTCTTTCCTGAAATAATTATATCATTAATATCTTTATATTTCAATGACTTTGGCCATACTGCGACATTAAACTTTTTATCAACAGCATTTATCATTCGTTTTACAATTTCTTTATTACGAGGTTCATTATCAAAGATCATAGTACATTGTTGTGGTTGTATTTTAATGTTAGCGTCTGCACCTGCAAGAGCAATAGCATTATCTAAAAACAAACTATCAATAGGACCTTCTGTAATCATCACAGGTTTATTTAAATCTAATCTATCAAGACCATAAATCTTTTCTTTTGTGTCATCAAATTTAATTGTAATATATTTTGGTTGTTCATTACCAAATGCACGACCTTGAAACGCAAAGAATTTACCTGCTCTATCATAGAAAGGTATTACAACTCTAGGGTGATCTTGTTTCAGATCAGGAAACTTATTGGGTATAATAGTATTAGTCCACTCGTAAAATTTAGGACAAAAGAAAAACTTATCCCAATGTTCTTTAGGTATAAATCTTTTGAATACGAATTGTTTTGCTGGGTGTGATTGTACTAACTTGTCAAATGATTGTAATTCATCTAGTAATCTTTCATCAGCAGTTTTTGTTTTTAATTCTTTTGATGGTGTAAAATCAAATTCAGGTTTATCTTTTGTAGGTTTGCCATCTTTAAATCTTTCAAAGATATATTCTTTGTATAAATTAGGATCAATAAACTTAATTAAATTACCTAACGATTGACCCATACCACAGTTGTGGCATTTGAAGAACATATCATTTTTCTTTTTATATACAAAACCCCTAGCCTTCGATTGTGATTTTTGAGAATCACCACAATGAGGACATCTAAAATTAAATAGATATTCTGCTTTTCTTTTAAACTTTGGAAGTCTTGTAGATAATAGATTGATAAATTTGATATCTATATAACTTGACATAGATACATTATAACAAATAAGTGGCAAAAAGTCAAGCGACTAACTTAAAAACTCCCATAAATTACCACTTGGATTTGACATCATTAGTCCAATGATAATAGAGCCACCAATGATTAACCATCTCCACTTTTCTAATACTCCAACTCTTTCGGATAGTTGTGTCTTCATAGACCGAAGTTCATTTAGCATTGTGTTTTCTGATTGTATTTGATGTTCTCTTAATTCTCTACTATTGGTAGTTATTCTGGAGTGTAGTTCTTTGAGATCATTATCCCATTCTTTTCTACGAGATTCTAAAGTGATAAAGATATCATCATCTGTCTGCTCTGCTTTAGATAGTTTCTGTTCTTGTGTTGCTAACATTGCCTTTAGACTTACGGCACAGTCAGATAGTTTACCGATTGCAACTTCTAATCTTTGATGAATTTGCTCACCTGTCTTGGCGTCTTTTTCGAGTAATGCTATCTTTGTTTGAATTTTATTTAGATCGTCTGCCATTTATGAAACCTTTACTTTTTTTTATTCACATCTGTTTCATAATACTCTTTATATTTATCTAATAGATCGTTTGTAATTTTTAATTGATTACGGATTCTTGCAAAGTTTTTTGCTAACATCTCGAAGTCCTTATCTGTCAATCCCCATAACACAGGATCGATACCTTGTTCTTCTAACTTTTTGAATACCTCATCTGCATTTTCACTAGTGATTATAATCCATCTTAAATTTTCTAGTTCAAGTGGTGTGGGTTTATCTAAATTTAGATTTTCTCTAGGTACTTCTTTCTTAAATATCTCTAAAGTTTTTACACCAGCACAACTAGTAAGGAACGTAGCTAGGATTAGCAATACTAGGACATTCAGAATTGATTTCTGACTTCTTTGTAGCATTCTTTTCTTTCTCCGTTAATGGTGATCCACTTGCAATCTCAATACATCTTGTAGCCAATGCACTTGCACCGTTTGTTATTCTTTCAATAGATTTAGTTTTAGCAATTGCAAGTTTGCCTACATCTCTATTTTTTTTATTAAATCTTTTATCTAAATCTGTAAGGTCTTTTTTAAGAACACTTACTAACTCGTTCATCTTTTGATTTGCGGCTAGTATTTCTTCAAAGTCTTTCTTTTGACTTGCTATAAGTTCTTGTTGATCAGCTACTGCTGATTCTAATTTAAGTTGATTTGCTTTTAGAATGGCATTATCTGATCTTAACTTCATTACATACATACCAGCACCTGCGATACCAGTAATTAGTATTGCTACCATAGCAATCTTCAATGATCCAAACATAATTTACTTCCAGAATTTTAGTAATTTAATACCAGCAGTTATGTCTTCAAGTTTTTCATTGACATACCAACCTAATACAAATCCTATAACTAGTCCTATTGTTAAAAACATAATTTACCTCTTATTTTTTGTTATTATTACCAAGGTTTGTACCACTTTTTCTTTTTACCTTTTGGTGTAGGTTTAAAAGGAG